GAGATGAAATATCATCTAATACTTTAAAATTTCTAACGCTGTCTCCAACTATGTGTTGATTGCCAAGATAAGGCATTTATCAAATTAATCCTTTCTTCTTATTTATACTAAGCATCACCATACCCAACTCACAAAAGAATATCTAATGCCTCTCATAACTGGTTCAACTTTATGAGGATAGAGAAAATTACTAGGAAATATTATTAAATCACCTTGTTTAAATTTAATTTCGTGATTGTCAAACATTATAAATTCACCTCCCTCGTAATCATCATTTAACAATCCTATACAACTTAGAATGGGTATGCCTTTCTTATCATCAAACAAAGAGTGAATATGATCCATATGAAATGCCATTTTTTGAGTTTCTGAATACCTATTGAACCTTATATCTGAGTAACCCCGCCAAGAATCAAACCAATAAAAATCCAAATACTGCATATATTTTTGCAATCCGTACCATAGTCTATCCATTATTTCTTTTTTTGTTGAAACATTATCATAGCTAATTTCTAATTCTTTACTTCCTGACTTTGTATGAGATTCTCCATAAGAATTGTAAAAAGTATGTTGATGATAATTAATATTTTTCATCTCGATTAAAGTCTTTTCACAAGTGTCCTTTGGAATAAAATTATCCAAATGTAAAATATAATTTTCTAAATTTCTTTTTACTTTCATAAATTAATTTTCATAGTATTGCGATTATGGATATCTCCCCTTAAAAAAGTATTGAAAGATAGACTAACTCTTGTTTCCATACCACTATTTTTTTCTACCTTATGATAAAGGAAGGATGGAAATAAAATTAACTGACCGTGTTTAACTGGAAAATTCCAATGGTCATATGAATATTCACCTTCAATTTCTAAACAATATTTTGGTTGTGAATCTACTAAAATAATTTTATCATTCTCAACTGTATTAAAATAAAAAACACCACTCAAGTAACTATTCTTATGATAATGTAAATGATGAAATTCGTTTGTCCTATTATAATTTAACCACGATTGCGTTACATAAATTGATACTTCGTTTTTCGGTTGAATATTTTTTTGAATATATTCATTTAAACTTCTTTGAATAAAATTTTTTATATCTATAAATTTTTCATTATCTAGTATATTCTGATTATTACTTATTAAATTACCAAAATTATCATATGTTTCCTCACCTAATTTTATTACTTCACCCAATTCTTCATCATTAATTCTTCTATCTAAAAAATCACTATAAATTTTTGTAGGAAATATTTCAAAAGTTTGTCCCATTCTATTTTACCTCAATATTTAAATAACTATCATCACTACCTATCTCACCCACAGGTATAACATTGAAAGCCAAAGAGTGTCTTACGATATTTGAATTATTTTTTAATATTTTATGATGAACCTCACTAGGAAATAATATTAAAAGACCATCTATGGGTTTGATTTGATATTCAGTGCAATTGTATATATTATATTCTTTGACATTCAATTTGTATCTACGATTATTAAAATCTTCAAAACTTATATCTCCAGAATTTTCATCTGTTTGTAAATATAAAATACCACTAAACATAGAATTGTTATGATTGTGATAATTTGAACTCTGACTATTTTGACTTTTAGTAAACCAAGATGTAGTTATTTTAAATTCACTTTCATAATTCATGACATCATAAAAGAAATTATTTAATTCATTCGTAAGTTGTTTTTTTAAATCACTGAATTTTTTAAGTTCTAATATCGACTTTGAAATTGAAACTGAAGTAATATCATTCACATCTATAGATGTATTAGTACCTGAGTTCACAAAATGATTATCAATCATTGATGTAATTTTATCGGTGTCTATATCTAAATGTTTCATATAAAAAACTTTAGAGAACAGTGGCACAATATGGTGACTCAACGTTTTGCCCTCAAATAAATATCATTTACAATAACTACCCTCTCTGTATCTGAAAAAATTGGCAGAGTATAATGTGGATAGTAAGCAGGAAAAATTACTAATTTAGTTTCAACTGGTGTAACATATTTACTTTCGATACCATTTGATTTATTTTTTACATCTGTGATTACTAATTGTCCTTCATTTTCACCTAAAGTTTTTGGAACCTTACAAAAATAAATCATAGTAAATAAATTATTACCGTGTGTATGTACCTTTTGATAACTATTTTTATTATAAAATACAAACCAATTTTTATATAATAGTTCATCATCCTTCTCTAGTTTGAAATTTAATTTATTCAAATATGAATTCCAAGCTGGTTGCAATAATTCATTCTTGAACTTATCTAAAACTTTTACATACGATTCATTCATTCCTTTGTCATCAGACTTCTGTTCAGTTAAAGCTTTATCTAAATGTGTTTGAAAACCACCTACAGTACAAGTTTCTGAATTATTATTTGAATGTGATTTCCTTAGTGAACATAAAATTTCATACAAAACATCATTACAATCAAAGTTTGTGATATATTCTGCATAATAATCAGGAAATAAATTTTCAAATTGAAGCATAATATTTTTTTTACAATCTATTTTTAAACCAAGATGGTAAACCTACGTGCTTTCTTCGATCAAATATATTATTTTCTGAGTCTTTACTTGCTTTATTATTATAATGTAAAAAAACTTGAGCACACTCTTCACCCTCAAATGGTTCTCTCCAGTGTTCTAAATCACAACCAGAGTAAATTAACATATCACCTGGATTTAAATCTACACCCACACCCTCTACAAAAATAGTCCAAGGTTCACCACCTAAATGTGCTGTTGTAGAAACCTCACAACTAAATCTGTCTTTATGTCTTTTAAGTATGTCACCTTTTTTGTAAATACGAGCATATGAATATGTTGGAATTAATTCAAGTCCAGTTATTTTTTCCATTTTAGGTTGAGTCTGAAGTAATAAAGTTTCCATTGCTATGTCAGAATAATGAGCATATGTATTTGGAACCTGTTCATCTGTCCAGCATCCCCAATCTTCACAAAACGGAGGTATATAACGATGCTCAAATAAAGTCTGAGCAACTTGTCTTTTCACAAGAAAATAATTATAAACAAACTCATTAACTTTAGGGTCAATCGCATTCCTTAAAATTGCAAATTTATCTTTTTTAAAATTATATTCTGTTTTATTTTTATCCATAATATCAAAAAATAAAGTTAAGGTAAGTCTACTGCTCTCTAAGTCATACCCAAAACCAGGAAGAATACTTCTATGATACAACCTTTTTCCTCGATATGCAACCAATCTATTATAAACATTTCCTACAGCGACATTCATATCACTACTATCTTCATTTTCAAATATCCCTGTGCCAGCATCCAATGGTGCGTCTGGGGTTAGATAAAGCACTGCCGACCATTCTGCAGAATCTTCACTTCGATTATCAAGATGAGTCCAAGTCTGTGTTCCTTCCTGACAAGATTGAAAACGAAAACTATCTGATAAGAAATCCCATTTAATTTGATTACAACCAAAAGCAATTTTTAATTTATCTTCTATCTCTTTTTGTAAATCTCCTCTTAAGACATTAGATCTTACACCTGGTACATTTTTTTGTATTCTATGAAAATTCAAAGATAAAGCGTCTTGTCTAACCTTATCTGGATTATCAAGAAAATTATCAATGACTAATAAATTTTTATCCATTATCTCCAAGGTTGTCCTACACACCAAAAAACTAAAGAGTATCTTGTACCTCTCAACACTGGTTTAACTCTATGCCACATAAAACTAGGAAAAACAACGATAGACCCACGGGGTCTTATTTCAGTACATTCCCTCGTTGCAATATCTTTATCATTTTCCCAGTCTACTTGATTTCTAAAATCAAATTCAAGATTACCACCCTCATACTCATTAGGATCGCTTAATGATATAGTTGCTGATAGTTTTCTTATTTTACCAGCTAAATTTTTTCCCTTTTCTTTTTTGTAAGGTTCAGAATGACTATCACAATGCCAACCATAAAACTGTCCTTCAGAATATTTTGTAAATTGACAAGATTCACACCAATCCCACTGAGCGTTCCATCCTGCTAGATGATTTGCTTTGTCAACATAATGTAGAACCGTGTTATAAATCCAGTGCTCCTCCAACCAGATAACATCTGATTGTCTTTTGTTTTGTATATTTTTCTGTTCATCTTCACTCAAATCTCCCCATTCGACATTATCACGACCAGTGATTGCTTTTACCAAATGCTTTTTTTCTAAAGATTTCCCCAGTCGCATAACATCATCACAAAATTTATGACTAAATTCAGATTTAAAAGTCCAATAGTTCCATTTAAAATTCATTTATTACAAAGAATATTTAAGACAAAGTAGTATAATTTCTTTGTCTGTTTCATTTTTCATAGTATAATGATTTAAAGAAGAGGAAAATAAAATAAATTTATTTTTAAATAATTCTTGTATCAACCTTAATTCTTTTTTTCTATGGTCATCATACTCAAAAACTAATTTAGGTAAATTTTTATCATCTGTCAAATTTAAATAACAAGAAACGTCAGGAGAACAATCAAGATCATATGGATTAATATGATTATGTGTCATTAATGATTGATTAGGTTGCAACACAATCGCTGACACATTATCTTCGTAATTTTCATTTAATGTATGAAGATATTTTTCATGTTCAGTATTATAAATGTCTCTAATATAATCAGAAACCCATTGAATATGCTGATGATGTTCTATTTTGAAGTGATCTTTTTTATAAAAGACAGGATTATCACTTAAATAATTTTCTTTTTTATGGTGTGAAAGTATATGAGATTTAATAGTATCATAATTTATTTTTGATACTTTGTCAACTTCTCCTGTTATTAAAAATGTTTCACTTAATAATCTTTTATTATCAAACATACATAAAATTTAAATCATATATTATATATCCTTCCAAGCAGAACCGTCCCAATATTTTGTAGCTTCACTAAAATTGGCAAATAATTCTGTATGTCCTTCCCAACGCTTATTTGTTTCATTCCATTTTCTTTCAGGTACAGATGAGGAGTAACCAGGATCTGCAGTGGGAGCTACCCAACTAGCTGTGCTAACATCTTTTACCCAACTATCATAAGGTTGAGGTTGCCAAAAAATTTGATTTTCTTCATCCCAAGTATAACCAATCGCTGCGTGATTACCTCTAAAAGGTGTGCGACCATACTTGTGTTTATTTGAATATGTACCATATGAAGTTTGTGCCCATAAAGGCCATCCATGTAAACGCTCTAAGAATTGAATACCAACAGACTCATCTTCTTTACCATCAGCATTCAAACAATCTGAGTCGGAGATTGAATGCACAGCAATTACTTTTCCATTTATTCCTAATTTTGCGAATGTAGCCATAATTTTTTTACCTATTGATACTTATACCTTAAAATAACAATACCCTTACCGCCTTGACCTGTCGCATTTGATGCACCGTTTGTTCCACCACCACCGCCACCACCTGTGTTGGCACCACCATCACCTAGATTTGTTCCTCCAGGACCACCATCACCAGGACCACCAGGTTGACCAGGATTGATAGCAGATCCTCCACCAGAACCACTACCAGTGGTAGGAACAGGAGTGTGACCTCCTCCACCACCACCAATTCCACCGTTACCACCTGGTGACGGACCACTCCATGATGGACCTCCACCGCCACCTGCCCAGTAGTAATTATTACCATCAATATTTATTTGTGAACCTGCACCACCATACGTACCAGGACCAGGACCTCTTCCATTTTCACCTGCCTGTGCGTGACCACCGCCACCACCTCCAGAATATTCTGGACCACCTGGTCCTCCACTTCCTCCAGGATTACCTTGTGATGGACTTACGGGTGGAGTATTACCATTACCTTGGTTTGCACCGCCTGGTTCAGAACCTCCACCTCCTCCTGATCCACCACTAAGACCATTTTGTTGATAGCCACCGCCACCACCTCCACCAGCAGATGTAATTGAACTAAAAACAGAAGGTGAACCATTATTACCTTGTTGTCCAGCATTAACAACACCAGCACCACCATCACCCACTGTAACTGGATAAGCTGTAGTGTTAACTGCGAAACCACCTGTAGCAGGACTTGGGAAATTTGTTCTTAGACCACCTGCTCCTCCTGCAGCTGATCCAGCATTCTGACCACGACCACCAGCACCACCACCTGCAACGACTAGATACTCAACTGTTGTAGAACCAGATGGATGTCCGCTATTAGAAACAGTAAAAGTCCCGTCTGATAAAAATGTATGTACTTTATAATCACCAACTGTAGTTACAGTCCCACCAGTAGCTGTGACATGAAAACTGTCTTTAGCTGATATTTTAAATTGTCTTGAAATTGTATAATGAGTTGTTGCTGCTTGTACGGTAAATGTAGATTCTGTTGCACTCGTAGGTAAACCTGAACAGGTGCCTGTAAAAGTTCCGTTTGCTGCCAATGACATTCCGTTTGGTAACGAACCAGATATTATTGTATGTGTAACTGTATCACCATCAGCGTCTGTAGCTGCGACTGAACTTAAACTACCAAAACTTGACTGTCCATTTTCTACATTACCAATATTTGTATCAGCAGCTGTAGCAAATACTGGTTTGATATTTACGTCTATTGCTGATGCTAATTTTCCAGCAAGACCTGAACCATTTGTAACCACTACATCGTAGGGGTCATCTGCTTCTAAAAAATCAGCTGCAGTAACTGTAACTGTTAGTTGAGAAGCGTTGTTTCTATTAATTGATTGAGTATTAACTGTTCCTTCACTACCAGCAGTTCCTTTAAATGTGACAACTGCACCAGTCGTATCAAATAATGAACCTGTAATAATAATTGTTTGAGTTGTAGGAGTTGTGCGATCAAGGACACCTGTGGACGCTGCTGATCTCCCATCGATAGAGACTGCTGTAACTAGAGGAGGACTATCGATAGATTTCCAATCGACTCCATCATAATATTGAGCCAAACCCAATGATGAATTAAATATAAACTGACCTTCTTTAACACTAGAAAGAGCATTCCTTTCAGTAGTAGTCATGGTGGATACACCCACACCACCATCACCTTTCATAAAACTAGATGTTCCAGCTCCAACAAATACAGGCATCAGTTA